TCCTTGTTCAACCACGCCGGGGTCAATCCGACAGTTTTGTAGAACTGCATGAAGCGAACGGCTTCGCGAGCGATACCCGTGTCGGTCGATGTCGGTTCCACCGGCTTGCGTTGCGGTTGCAGGTAGCCGCGCATCTTCACGGAGATGTAGCCCCGCTTGACAAGTTCGGGAACAGTCCCTTCGAACTGAACACCGTACGTGTCAAAGATGTGCTTGTAGAATCGATCAAAGTCCCGCGTGATGTCCTTCAGCGTCTTTTCGACTTCAGGTGTCTTTTCGACAACCATGATCGTAGACGGCTTCGATTCGGCTGCATGCACGTCGGCCCCAGATTGAATCGCGGCGCGTTGGGCCTCTTCTGCGGCCCGCTGATCCGCTTCCTCCTGTTGCTTACGTGCTGCTGCTTCTGCGATTTCGCGTGCCTTCTCTTCGGCCTTGGCCGCACGTTGTGCGGCTCGTTCTTGCCGTTGTTGAAAAAGCTGTGCTCGCTTCTGCGCCTTCTCGGCCAAATCTTGCTGACGCTTGATCTTGGCTTGAAGAACCTGTTCCGATGTGCGACGTGTACGAAGACCGCCCACCGTTCCCAGATTGAGCGGCTTCAGAACAACAGCGTTCTGCCCGCCGAAGTTCGGCTTGGTTTGCTGTGTGGTTGCCATGTTCTCTCCCAATGGTCTAGGGGCATCGACTGATACCTTGGAACGAAGAGTAACACTATCAAAACCTGTTTGTCAAACACTTTCTACTAAGAACTTACATTGATGGAAAGGTGGACAACATACACAAAAGCCCTACCAAATCATAGACTTAGCAGGGCTTTGTTCGGGAGACAACACTACTACATCAGACCGTTCCGCATCTTTTCCCACTCGATAGCGGACTTGATTTCCCATCCACGTGACGCCAGAGCCTTCAAAATCGACTCTAGTGTTTCCTTGACGACCTTCAGATATTCGATCTTGTCTGTCAACCGGATCATGTCGTGGTCAGTGGTAAGGTACTCTTCCATCTCGGTCTTCAGCGGCACACGACCTTGGTACTGAACCCATTGTCTGGATTCCAGTTCATCCCTGGTCATCTCACCCTTGAAGTACCGATACTTGTCCTTGCGCAACTTCAGGTAATCGACTTCGGCCTTTCGCAACAGCAGCTTGACGTTTGACAACTTGTTCAGATACTTGCTGTGCAGAAGAGGATTCCTGGTAGCTTCATAGCCGAGGTTCGTCTGGTCTATGATAGAATCCTTCTCCCAATCCTTTTGTACATCTTCTAGCTTCATGGTTCCTTCTGTGATTGCACTGCACGCACATTATACCACATCTGGGAATTCTTAGCCAGCGGCGTCGATGGTCATGTATGTGTAGGCGAACTCGACATCGAGGTACAGGTAGGACTGACCTTCTTCGGTCGTGTCGAACTTCAGTTCCCCGAGTGCAATAGGGAACGCACCACGAAACGTGAACTGAACGATGGGGTTGTTGTTCGAATCGAGTGGCACAAGAGACACATCGGACATTGGCATGGAGACATCATCACCGGGGCGTAGTCTGGCCGTAGCGAGCGCCGCAGTTGACAAGTCTGGGTGTCCGTTCGGAAAGGCGAACCGACGCATCCAACCATACAGTTCGATGTAGGTCTTCAGTTGTTCATCAACCATCAGACGAAGTTGTAGCGGCTGATAGTGAAGCTTCTCGCCCGGTAGCTGAACGTCCTGCATTGGATTATCATACGACGCGACACCGAGCGTGACTGCTGGGATGTTGGCTTCCTGCACCGAGAACGTGACATCAGGGAACATCGGTACGATGAAATAGAACTTCTGTGGCTTCAACCCCAACTGTGGGCGGTTGTACGATGCCTGGGAAATGATGTCGGACATGTTGACGTGGTTGTGGGTGTATGTCTATTATTTACACATCAGGGAAAGAATATGGTAGGTTTGATCGTGGCGGGCGGGCGGGCGGCGCGGTGCTGACCCTTTTGTTAGCGGCGTCCGTGTGCCTACTGCTACGCGGCGCATCTCTTGAGGAATTTCTTGATGAATAAGAGAAAGGCACAGATCAGAATGGCTGTGATCTGGTCGATGGTTGGCGCATCGTTCGGACTTGGGATTGTCTTCGGTCACTTCCTGAAATGAAAAAGACCCGCACGAAGCGGGTCAATTTTTGTTTTACTTGTTTTCGCTGGGGACCAGACGGTCCCCTTTGCGTTTCTGATTACAGCAGGTTCAGAACGCGGCTGCGACGGTAGTACTGGTTGCGGTTCGCCGTGAAGGTGTCCGCATCCGGTGTGCGACCATCGGTGCCCGTAACGAACGGGTTCGCGATCATGCCGTAACGCGTCTTGAACGCAATCTTCGGTTGGAAGCTTTGCGGATCGACAGCACGCAGCATTTGCAGCGGCACGTACGGTGCGTAGAAGAGGCCAGCATCGTATGCTGATTGGCCCTTGTAGCCAACCACATAGAACTGTTCTGCCGCGCCGAGGTTCGCCGAGTACGGATCGATGAAGACCTTGTACTTGCCGTTCAGGATACCCGCGAAGGTATTGCCTGTGTCGTCAACTTGCAGGGCGTCACCACCTTGCAGAGCGCGACCCGTATCGAGCATACCAGCCATAGCCAGTGCCGATGCCACGTCTGCCGAGCAGATGATGAAGTTACCCTTACCGCGACGGGTGTCTTGTGCGATCACGTTTGCATCGCGTTCGATCTGGAACACCAGACCCTTGAAGCGTTCGACTGACCAACGGCCATTCGAGTCCACATCGAGGTCGAACGTGCCCGGAGTCGTCGTCGTCAGGCTACCCGGCTTTGCAACTTGGTAGATCGTGCGGATGACTTCACGGTTAAGTTCGAACATGATTTCGTGCGAAAGGATGTTCGACAGTTCGCCTTCTGCGTCAAGACCGTGAACTGCCTTCAAGTCTTGTGCGAGTTCGATGGTGTACTCAGCCTTCAGTGCGCGGCTCTTAGCCGTCACTGTCGTCTTTTCGATGGTGAAGTTCATTTCTTCGAACACACCGCCGCCAGACGTACCCAACGCTTCAGCAGAAGCCGTCGCCAGACCCGTGCCACGTGTGTACGTGCCAGGAGTTGCGTCGTTCAGCACTGCCGGGTTCGTACCAGCATCCGTACCCGTACCCGAGAACGCGCTGTTACCACCGTTGATGAACGCTTCAGTACGCGTTGCCATGTTGCGATCCGTACCGAAGTTCGAACGCATTGCGAAGATCAGGCCCGTAGGACCGGACATCGGCTGCACGCCACAAACGTCGTACGCAATCAGTTGCGGCATTGCACGGCGAACCAGCGAGATGAGGATCGGGTCGAACTTAGCGATACCGTTCTGATCCGAACCGGCGCCGATGTTGTTCGTCGGTGCATCTTCAAAGAGCGCCTTACGCTCTTTAATCATTTCTTGTTCTTGGTTTTCAAGCAGCTTCGTCACGACCGCACGCTTGTGTGCGTCACGGATCGGTGCCACGCCTTCAGCATCGAGAACGGGTGCCCACTTCGCGCCGATTGATTCAGTGATGTTAAACATTGATACCCCTAAGAGGAAATTTTGCTTTTACCTAGTTATTTAGTATTTCTGAGATTTTCAGAACACTTTAGAACCGGGTGTTACCTTTGAGAGCGCTCACGTAGCGTTGGATCGACGGCGTGACCACTTGTGTGTCAAGCTGTGAACCATCGGTTTGCTCTGCCAAAATCTTTTCTGCCGACTTCTTCGGTGCAGTCTTGAAGTGTGCTTCTTTAATGACTGCGACCTTCTCAGCGAAAGATTCTTTGCTGTCAAACTCGACACCTTCGGTCAGCTTCGCCAGACGTTCTGCGTCTGTTGCAGCCAAACCCTTTGCCGCTGATTCGAGAACAGCAGACTTTTCGAGTTCAACGATCTTGTCTGACAGAGCAATCGACTTCTCGATTTCTTCATTCAGACGCGATTTGGTTGCTTCGAGGTCCGTTGACAGGCTTTCGACCACATTCACCTTGTCTTCCGGCACTTCGATATAGTTTTCAACGAACAGGTCTTTCAGACCGTTGATGAACGATTCTGCGATTTCGGTACGAAGACCAGCGTCAACCGCGATCTTGTTTTCCTTCAGCCACGATTCGACAACGTACGACATGTAGGCATCGACATCTTCGGCAAGCTTCGCTTTAGCAGCTTCGAGTTCCGTCTTCGCTTGTTCTGTCAGCGCTTCGCGTGCCTTCTCGACTTCGACAGTCGTACGGGCAACAACAGCAGCTTCAAACAACGACGTAGCCTTCTCGACGAAACCTTCTGCAAGACCAGTTTGACCTTCGAAGATCGCAGCAACATCAGCAGCGAGAGTTTCCTTCGTTGCTTCTTGTGCTTGCGTCTTGACTGAAGCAGCGTCGCCCTTCATGCCAATCGTCTTTGCAGCTTCAGCCGGTGCAATCGGTGCAGCAGCAGAAGCGCCCGAGTTGTCCTTGTCTAGTTCCGTGACTTCAGGCTTGCCCGAACTACCTTGATCGACTTCGGTGCGATCACCGTTGTCCATGTTGCTGATCGGAAGCGTCGCGCGTTCCGCAAGCAGCGTTGTGATCTTTTGTTCCAGTGACATTGTGTATCCTTGTGGTATGCTTTTACCGTGTACGAAATATATTTAGTAAAAGCAAAGTTTTGAGATTACTTGAGGTTCTGAAGCTTTCCGCAGAAGCTTTCCCAAATGTCGATAGTCATCTGTGGGAGCTTTGCGCTAGGTGTGTCTTTGATGATTTCTCGTGCCTGTTCGATCTTTTCCATTCGCCAGACACCAGATTCGCAAATCCACTCAACACCTTCCATGATGCCGTTCACAAAGCAGTCAGGACCACTCGGATCGGTAACAACATCGATAGCGGTGAACGTCAAGTCAGGACCAACATAAGTGACACCTTCACGCAGTGAAACAGAAGCACCACCACGTGTGGAGACACCGATATTTACCCCATCAAGAATAAGACCACGAACGACTTTACCGACGCCTTCAGTAAGGATTTTTGCCTTACCGATAACGTCATTACCTTCCCATGTCAATTCTTTGATTAGCATGCAGGCACGTTCGGGATCAACACCCATACGTTGTGGGTGATTCAGTTCACCGAGAGCACGATTCTTTGTCACATACTGATCTACGTACTTCGCAATCGCAGATTCCATGTGTGGCTTCGGATAGTTCCGTTTGTTGCGGTTGACGATGTTCGACTGCGCGAATTTACCGACGATGTAGAGGTCCTTCTTATCGCCAGTGCCTTCGGTCAGCAGTTCAACTTCGTCATAGAGTTCAGTAATCAGCTTCATTACGCACCTTGTGTCAGGTTGTCAGCGCGATACGGATAATCGAATCCACCGGCCTTGCGAAGAACCAGAATCACCGTACCATCACCAGCCGTAGTCACTGAGATGTCTTGGTTTGCTTGATCGCTTACCGTGAACGATTCGTCGAACACCGTAGCCGTGCCGTAAATCTGAAGCACGCTTACTGCATTGCGAGTGACAGTCGTTTCTTGTGTTGGCGGTGCATAGATGTATGCCTTGCGGATCGTCACCGCCGCCTTCGTCGCATCGTATGTTTCGTCACCAAAGGCAAGTGATGCCAATGGGATCGACGCACTACCAGTACCCGTGATCTTCACCACGGTTTCGGTGTGCGTGTTCTTTAGAACTGTTTGAACGATTGCTGTCATTGTTATTCAGCCTTTTGGAAACCAAGTTTCTTCAACAGCTTGTGTGCCTTGTTCAAACCTTCGTCACCCGGATACACTGTGGCCCGAGAGTTCTGGATATGGACGTAGTGATCCACACCCAGAGAAGGATCGGCATACTTGTAGCTATTGATGATCGCCTTGCGACCATCCTTGTGTTTGAATACGACTTCGGCATTCGCTTCTTCGAGAACGTATTCGATCAGTTCGCCATTGGCCTTTGAACGACCAAGATGAACGACTTTCGTCACTCGTTGATTGCGCTTGATGACACCAAGTTCGTCATCATCGACAAGACGTTCTTCCGTCTTGCCATTACCGAAGTGAATCTTGACCTTGTGATGCGATTTCGCTTCGGTCACTGCATCATCGGATAGACCGGGTGCTTGAATCTTGGGACCGCGAGGAATCCAAACTGTCTTGTCGCCCTTCATCTTCAGAAGGTCTTTGTTTTGGTGTTCCTTCTCAGTCTCGCCGTTCGCGACCTTCGCATCCGCAGGTTGTGAAGTCTCTGCCGTGTGTGGGGCTTGTTCTTCGTTCTTCTTACGGAATTCGGCGAAGTTCATTATTCAGCCCCTTGGACGCGCGAGTAGAGGGTTTGTGCGAGTTCGATACGACGTGCGCCAAGTGCAGCACTCATTTTCTCGGCCATCACCTTCCTGAACACGTCTTCTGCCTTGGTGTAGTCCTTGGTGAATACATGCTCGATGAACGAAGGTTGAACCGATTCGTGTTGCCAGTGTTCTTCGTTCTTGGCGAACTGCGCCATCTTGCGATCGTGTTCATCATCCGATGCCAGACCCTTATCGATGTCAGCTTGAGTGATGGGTTCACTTTCTGGCTTACCAAGCCACGCGTGGAACGCGCCTTTCTTGATGTCTTCCATGTTTTAAACCTTGAGGTTATTCCCGATCAGAATATTTACCCTGATCGGGATGACGGTTATTTCTTCGAGGGTTTCTTCTTAGCCGGTTGGCTTGAAGCGAGTGCAGCCGCTTGCTTTTGCATTGCCATGTCTGTCTTGGCTTGTGCATTCATCATGTTCATCTGTTGGTCAGTCTGAACATCTGCTTGTGCCTGCATGGTTGGCATTTCTTTTGCTGCTGCGAGTTGGCCCACGAATTCTGCGTCGCTTGCCATCACTTCACGTTCTGCTTCGATCTGAGAATCGATTTCATCAATCTCTTCATCGGATTGCTTCAGCACGTTCTTGCGAACCCATTCCTTGCTGTAATACACACCGATGTATGGATCGAGTTCCGTGAGGATTTCCACGCGATTACGAAGATTCTCAATCTCTTTTGCTTCTGCCCAATAGATGTCAGAAGCAAAGACGTACTTGATCTTCGGCTTGATCGCTTCATCCCAATCTTCCGGGGTGATTACACCCTTGAGGACTAGTTGTGTCTTCAACAGATCATCGAAGACTTCAGAGAACTTGCGGCGCAGACGAGAGATGAACTTCGCGAACTTCAGTTCGTCCCGAGTGACTTCCATCTGACGACCAAAGTTCAACGGATTGCCGCCTTGCATGCGCGACACCGGAACGTTCAGTGCGTTGTACAGTTTCGTTTGGTAGTAGTTGATGTCATCAACCACGCCAAGGTTTTGCGCACCTTCGAGTGTATCGACTTGCGTACCTTGACCACCTTCACGACGAGGAAGCCAAAAGTCTTCCATCATGGACATGTGTTTCCGGTCGTCCTGCATCTCGCCGGTCGAAGCGTCATAGACGATCTTCGTGCGGAAACGGTTCATGATGTTCTTTAGATACTGTTCCGCCTTGTTGTTCGGCAAGTTGCCAACGTCAACGTAGAACACGCGACGTTCTGGCGCACGGGCCATGCGGTAGATCAGCATCGAGTCCTCGGCCATACGAAGCATGTTGGTAGGCTTGATAGCCTTGTCCAAATGGCCGAGGACGATGTTACGGTCCAGATCGATCAGACCCGACGTAACATAGGTGATGGCTTCGGGGGCAATCTTGATGCCCTGTGCCGTATTGTTTGGGGCTGTGTAGCCGTTGTTGCGAGAGAAGCCGTTCTCTGAATAGACGAAGTAGTCAATGACCTTAGTGTAGATTTCGACACCGGTCGTTTCGTCCTTCTTCTTTTCGACTTCGCGCACCTTCTTGATCTTGCGGGGATCGACGTACCGAAGTTCCTGAATGCCAGCACCCGGATTCTTCGGGTCGAACAGCTTGTGGTAATACACTCGACCATCGACGTAGTAGCGACGGAAGATGTCGTGTGCCCGACTATCAAAATCCAGTAGATTCAGGATTTCGTCAAACTCTTCTTCGATGATGCCGCGAATGTTCTTCGACAAGGGAACATCGTCAAGATTGAGTTTGACTACTTCTTCGTCATCTTCGGTAGCGATGGCTTCGGAACACACTTCTTCAATCGCGGTATCGCAGTCCGGGTATTTCGCCGTCTCACGATACCGAGAAATCAGTTCCGATTCCGTCCTAGCGGCCCCGTCAAGATCGATGAACGTACCGAAGTGACCGACCGCATTGGATACGGTAGATGCGCCGTCATCGTCAACAGGTGCAGCAAAAGAAGGAAGACGCTGTTCTACTTCTTGAGCGAGCTTCTTTCCTTTACCGCCGATAGAGAAACCGAAGATTTGCATTATTAACCACCAGAGATGATGCCTGCCAGCGGCGTGAATGTCGTCTTGTAGTCTTGGTAACGGAACGTCACGTTGAACTGCGAGATTTGGTCATTCGCGCCAAAGTCCAGTTGCGATTCCGAAACATCAATCGGGAATGCGCCACGAATTTGATACGTCTTTAGCGGTTGGTTGTTACGGTTCAACTGAGTAACAAGCATATCCGCCTGATACTTAGCAGGACTCAATTCGCCCGATGCGTTCTGAAGATCGTTCATTTGGTTCATCCAATCTTCGAGGGCATTGCGAATCGTGAAGTTGTTATCGTTCAGGACATTGATGGTCCAAGGTGCGAACACACGATCACCAGCCATAGGGACTTCACGACCACGGTACATCGCAACAGCAGCACCGATGTGTGAACCCGGCATCGTCGCAGCAGTCACCAAGAATGGCGATGACTGGATAGCCAGTGCGCCAAGAGTGACCGAAGACGGGAAGGTGAGTTGCACGAAGAACTGGTTCGGACGAGCGCCGCCACCAGCCAGTTGTGCCTTGAACTGGTCCACGTTGAAGTAGACTGTATCAGCCATTTATCGTACTCCGAATAGGGTTTTGAATATTTAGGTGCAAACGCAGAACGGGGATCAAAGTCCCCGTCCTCTCAGATCACCAGATTAGCCAGCGATGCCGACCACTTCGGAGAACTGCGCACCAGTAGGCGTGCTAATGAATTGCAGTTCGATAAAGTTGATGCTGCGTGCAGGCTTGATGTAGATCGAAGCGCGGAAGCGGTTGCCATCGATCACTTCAGGCGTGTTGTTCGAATCGTCACACACCACCAAGAAGTCTTGGATGCCGCGACGACCGGTCACATCACGCAGGAACGGTTCGACGAACGAACGGAACTGCGCACGCGTGAACGCATCGTTGAATTCGAAGAGTTGATACTTCGAAGCCGTTGCAATCGCCTTTTCGAGCACGATGAACAGACGACGGACATTGATACGGTCGAATGACGACGGCTTCGCGAGAAGCGTCTTGTCACCGAACAGGATCGTGCCTTCGCCCTTGAACGTGACCACCGGGTTGATACCCACCGGATACAACAGATCACGATCTGTCTGATTCGGGCTGTATGCAAGCTTGATGACGTTCTTGATCTGACCACGGTTGAAGCCCGCAGGCGACCACCACGGATCGTTTGTTTGGTCAGTACGTGCGCACAGGCCAGCGATGTCACCGTTCAGCGGAATCCAGCGGTACACGTCGTTATAACGGTCGTACTGATATTTCCAACCGGTGTCCATCACGCCATACGAAGAGGCAACGTTTAGTGTGTTGCGGTCGTTGATGATGCTTGATGCTTCGAAACCCACGTTGTTCACGACAGACGCGAGTTGTGGTGACACGAATGCCACACAATCTTTACGTGCTTCAGCCACGTCTTGGATCACGAACTGAGCGACCGTCA